GCTGGGGAAAGACTTTCACGGGGTTGGCAATCGCAGGAAAACTCGGACAGAAAACTCTTGTTGTTGTACACACAGTACCGCTACGAAACCAGTGGACAAGAGAAGTAGAAAATGTATTTGGTTTTACGCCAGGTATTATAGGCAGTGGAAAATTTAATATATCTCCTCCTATTGTAATTGGGAATACGCAGAGTTTATACCGCAATATTCCCAGAGTTTCAAAAGAATTTGGAACAATTATATTAGATGAGATGCACCATGTAAGTAGTCCAACTTTTTCCAAAGTTATTGACGCAAGTTATGCAAGATATAAGATTGGATTATCTGGCACTATTGAAAGAAAGGATGGCAAACATGTAGTCTTTCGAGATTACTTTGGAAACAAAGTAATAAAACCACCGAAAGAAAACTATATGACGCCTAAGGTTCATGTTTACCGTTCAGATATAAGATTTATGGACGGCGCTAAAACCCCGTGGGCTACAAAAGTCACGGAACTTTCTTATAATGAGGAGTATTTACATAGTGTAGCTATGTTAGCAGCGGCTTATGCCGAAAAAAACGGACATAAAGTTCTAGTAGTAAGTGATCGAGTTCATTTTCTACAAACTTGTGCCAAACTTGCAGGAGACAAAGCAATATGTATTACAGGTGAAATACCGCATGAAGACAGAGAAACACTTATGTCTAAAATTACAACGGGAGAAGCGAATATACTGTTTGGTACTCAAGCAATATTTTCAGAAGGTATCTCCTTGGACGACCTTAGTTGTCTAATTTTAGGCACACCAGTAAATAATGAACCCCTATTAACTCAGTTAATAGGACGAGTAATAAGAAAGAAGGAGGGAAAAAAGAATCCTGTAGTAATCGATATACACCTGAAAGGGAATACTGCAAGAAGGCAGGCTTCTAATAGGATGGGATACTACATGAAACAGGGCTACAAGATACAGGAACTTTAAAAAAATAGTTCTTGACATTTGTTCTCTTTTTTGATATAATATGCTCTTGTATAATTGGAATAAAATCTATACACAGTGTGAAGCTAACCCTGTGGAAATAGTTATAGTCCTTAAAATGTTAGTGGAAAAGCAAATTCCCTACAATCGATACGATAAGATATACAAATATTCTGACATCGATTTTAAAGGGGACTCTTTTCTAATACATCCTGATGTACTGTTATTCAATTCATACAAATATAGCTATAGAGACGTATGTGTATACGTGGCTTTAGCTAGCAAACGTTCTTACGCTGAATATAGAGCGTTTGGCAAACGAACTCTGGATATGATACATTTGCCAGAGGAACCAATACTTATGGAAGACTACAGTCTACTTTATATAGAAGATGAAGAAATGCATTTTGTATACGAAGAAGACCCCACGGAGAAACATTAAAAATGGCATTATCATTTAATCAGCAGAAGGGGTCTGCACAAAAAACCTCTATCGCAAGCTATCAGTATGTTGATGGCGACAACAAAGTCCGTATCGTAGGCGACATTCTCGCTCGCTACGTGTACTGGATTAAAGGTGAAAACGACAAGAATATTCCTTTGGAATGTCTGTCTTTTGACCGCAACGCTGAAACCTTTAATAACAAGGAAAAAGATTGGGTTCGTGATTATTACCCTGATCTTAAGTGTGGCTGGAGCTACGCTACTCAGTGTATTGACAAAGGTCAGGTAAAAGTTATTAACCTGAAAAAGAAGCTCTGGGAGCAAGTTAAAACTGCTGCCGAAGACCTTGGCGATCCTACCGATCCAAAAACTGGTTGGGATGTATGCTTTAAGCGTGTAAAAACTGGCCCTCTGCCTTATAATGTAGAGTATCAGTTGCAGGCTCTTAAGTGCAAGCCTAGTGCTCTTAAAGAGAGCGATCTGGCTCTTGTTGAGGACTTAAAGTCTATGGACGAAGTAATGTCCCGCCCTACTCCCGACGCCCAGAAAGAGTTGCTTGACCGTATACGTCAAGCAAGCACCTCTGAAATTGATGAAACTATTGAAGAGCAGTTCGCCTAGGAGAACATCATGGCTAAGGAAGCCCTGGAGCTACGAAATGGTAGCTACTTTCCTATAGGAGCTCATGAAATAAACCCGCTCCAAGTCCATTTAAAAACATTTTGGTTTTTAAAGGATAACAAAGGTCGTCAAATAGAGAACCCAAAACTGCTGGATATTCCTGAAGGTATAGTCTGGGAAGAAATTGACAGAAGAAATTGGAGCTTAGAAGCCGCCCAATATATGCCGACTGTTTGGGTCTTTTTCAAGGGGATGGATCTTTGTAGAATTAAGGACAAAGAGAAGCTAGGAGATAAACGATACTCTTATCCACGAAAAGCTTTTTTTAGAACAGCAGAGAGATCTGCATCAAGCGCTTTGAGTACATGGCGATCTAGTGGAGCGGCTTTAAGGGAAGTGGTCTTTGGCTGGCCAGAGCCTTTAAAAGCCGCAGTAGCGGTATTTACTGAAATGCTCTACCAAGGTAGAAGGATGCAGTCTTTTAGAGATAGATTACGACAAGAAATCGAAAAAACGGATCTTAGATCCAATGAAGTAGATAGCTTCTTAGTAACTATGCAAAACTATGCCCTATGGCATATAGGTCATTCCCTAAAGCCTGATTTTGAGCAGGAATTAGCTGTTAATCTCGTAAAAGTAATAAATACGACAAGGCAGACGGGATGATCTTATTCACAGCGGATTGGCATCTAAAGCTGGGGCAGAAAAATGTCCCAGTTGAGTGGGCAAAGAATAGATATAATAAATTCTTTGACCAAATCGCTGAAATAGAGGAGCGCTGCGCTGCACACATAATCGGAGGTGATCTTTTTGATCGCCTTCCGACTATGGAAGAACTAGAATTATACTTTACTTTTGTGGCTAATGTAACAATTCCTACTATAATATATGATGGGAATCATGAAGCCACAAAAAAGAATAAAACCTTTTTTACTCAATTAAAAGAAGCAACTCAACAAATAAATAAGAATGTATTTATTGAGGATAAAGTTGCTGATTATGGTGAGTTTCAAATACTTCCGTATTGTGACTTACATAAAAAGAATATTTTTTACGAGTTAAATAAAGATATTCCCTTGTTTACGCATGTTAGAGGCGAGATACCTCCACATGTAAAACCAGAAATTGATTTAGACCTTTTAAACGATTTTCCAATAGTATTAGCAGGAGACTTACATGCTCATAGCAATACTCAAAGAAACATCGTTTATCCAGGAAGTCCGATGACTACATCTTTCCATAGAAATGAAGTAGAAACAGGGTACTTATTAATTGATGAAAATTTTAACTGGAAATGGTATAAATTTGAGCTACCTCAGCTGCTAAGAAAAACAGTTAGTAGCCCCGATGAAATGATCCCAAGTGATTATCATCATACAATTTATGAGTTAGAAGGCGATATTCAGGACTTGTCAAAAGTAAAAAATTCAGAACTACTGGATAAAAAAGTAGTACGACGAAGTAGTGAAGCAACTCTTGTTCTTAGTAAGGAAATGACCATAGCAGAGGAGTTGTCTGAATATTTAGAGTATATTCTAGAACTACCAAAAGATAAAATATCTAGCATATTGGGAACTTATAATGATTACTCTAAAACAGCTACAGTGGAATAATTGTTTTAGTTATGGTTCAAATAATGAATTATTACTTGACGATAACATAGTAACACAGATAATTGGGACAAATGGTACAGGCAAATCTTCTATTCCTTTAATAATAGAAGAAGCATTGTACAATAAAAACTCAAAAGGAATTAAAAAAGCCGATATTCCAAATAGGTATGTAGGGAAAGGCTATAGTATAAAACTCACTTTTACAAAGGATAAAGATACATATGTATTAAGTATTGATAGAAAAACTTCTATAAAAGTAAATCTTGAAAAGAATGGTAAGGATATTTCAAGTCATACTTCTACAAATACTTACAAGACAATTCAAGAGATAATTGGAGTAGATTTTAAAACATTCTCTCAGTTAGTTTATCAAAACACAAATAAAAGTTTGCAGTTTTTGACAGCTACAGATACAAATAGAAAAAAGTTTTTAATCGACTTATTACATCTTGAGAACTATATAGAATTATTTGATTTGTTTAAGGAAGAGGCCCGAGTAATCTCTCTTGAGCTAAATGGTATACAAGCAAAGTTAGATACCATAGAAAAATGGTTAGTAGATAATAAATTGAGTGATACTAACATACTTCCGATGTTAAAATTAGAAATTTCTACGGATGAGGAGGAGAAAGAGTTCCGTCATCTGACGAAAGAAATTGAAAATATTTCGGAGAAAAACAAAAAAATCTCAAAAAATAATCAATTGTTGATCCTACTAAAGCAAATTGATTTACAGGAAGCACAAAATTGTAAAGTAACTGAAAAGAAGTCATATGACTCTCTTCAGTCACAAAAAGGTACTCATTCTCAAGTCATAGCGGGGTCTC